GACGGTGGACGGCCTCAGGGAAATGCTCAAAAGACACGAAGGGTATAAGCGTAAGCCCTATTTCTGCGCGGCAGGAAAAAAGACCATTGGCGTCGGCTGGAACATGGAAGCCCACCGCCTGCCGGACGACATCGCCGCATTTTTGCGTCTGCATGGCTGCATCACTGATGAGATGATCGAGCGGCTTCTTACCATCTCCCTGGATTCCGTGATGCGGGATTGCCATGAAATCTTTCCGGAATTTTCGTCATACACGGAAGACCGGCAAGCGGCGATTATCGATATGACGTTTCAGATGGGCGCGGGGATCTGGAACGGAACGACGGCTGATATGATCAAAGCCGGTAAATGGAGCCGGGCGGCGGATCGGGTGAAAACGTGGAAGTATCACCGGCAGACGCCGGAGCGGGCCGAGGAAAATATCGCTTTATTGAGGATGGGATAAATGGCGCTCATCGAAGGAATCAAAGTTGACGGCGGGATCGTGAAGGACACCCTGGGCGCGGTNGGGGGACTGTTCAAGGATATCCGCTCGGCGATCACCGGCAAAATCGATCCGGACAAAGAGGCGGAGCTTACCCTCAAAATAGCGCAGGCGGAAACGGCCCTGCTTATCACCCAGGCGGAAATCAACAAGATCGAGGCGGCGAATCCCAATCTGTTCGTGAGCGGCTGGCGTCCAGCCGTGGGGTGGTGCTGCGTCCTCGGGCTTCTGTATACATTCCTCGTTCAGCCCATTCTATCNTGGGCATCCGTCAATTTCAAATGGCTCGCGCCTCCCATAATCGACACGGCGGCGCTCTATCAGCTCCTTCTCGCCCTCCTCGGCCTGGGCGTCATGAGGTCATATGAGAAAAAAACGGGCGTGGCCCGTAATTAAGCGGAGAGGACACCCTCCATGAAACAAAAAATCATCATCATGGGTTCCGCACCATGCCTGGAGGCTGATTTGATTCGTATGTGTGAAGGTGCGAACACATGCCGCCTTTATGATTTCATGGCCATAGGCCTCGATGCCGTAGACAGATATCTGGGCCGCATCGACTATTTCGCCACTTATCATCCGTCCGAAATCGCGGNGGCAAGAGAACGTCGGGAAGCGGCNGGAGGCAATACGGATTATAAAGTCATATCGCATATTCAGCATCAGGATCTCGTTGATGAGATCATCCCTTATGAGCCGCCATCCGGATCCAGTTCCCTCCTGGGCGTCCTGGCAGGTTTGAACATGGGATATGAAAAGATCATCGTTGCCGGCTGTCCTCTGGAAGGGAAAAGCAGTAAAGGGGCAAGCTGCGAGACATTCCGCGCCGGATGGGAAAAGAAGCTGAGCATGATCAGAAATAACGTCCGCTCCATGTCCGGCTGGACCCGGGAACTTCTGGGAACGCCAACGGAGGATTGGCTGAACTCATGACGACACCTGAAATCTACAACGAAATATGGGAGAGAGGCGATTACCGGAACGGATCGACGTGCCTGCGCCTTGTGCCGTTTCTNCGGAATTATATCCANGNGGGCAGCATNGTGAACGATTACGGATCCGGGACNGGACGGGCGGAAAAGGAACTTNTGGAATTCTGCGCAAAGGTGAACATGGTCGATTTTGCCGANACNGCCCTGGAAGACGAAGCAAAGGCACTGATCGGAGAGCGCCTGACCTATACCGTCGCGCCCCTCGAATCGCTCCCCCCTGATTTCCCCGTTGCGGACTGGGGGATCTGCATCAATGTCCTTATGGTGGTCGACCCGGGGAAACTGCACGATATCCTGACGGGAATAAGACGGACGTGCCATAACCTGATCGTGGAAGTCTATGATGTGCCGGATGTGCGTCTCGGCAAAGATCGGACGCTCACTGCCGGCGATGCGAAATGGTGGGCGGCGGAACTCGGNAAATACTGGCCGATCGTCGAAATCCGTAAAAAGCCCGGAGCATCCGCGCCGATACATCACCATCTGTCGGGAATCATAACACATATATTCATCAGCAAAGGAGGAAATGCATAATGGCAAAGACAAATTCAGCGGCAAACGCAAAACTGCAATATGAGGCGGGACAGGAATTGAACGCCATGGCCGCCATGACGGATTCCGGCGACCATACCATGTTCAGCACACCCGATGCACCGCTCTGGTCTCAGAAGAGCGGGTATGAGCCTGTTATAAGGCCTGATGGGCTTGAAACTGGCGGTGAGGTCACACCGGGATCAGTGAGCGATAAAGTGGCCGTGGCCGCGCTGACGTGCTACCTGGCGGGCGTGAAAAAGACAGTCTCGGCGGATGGAGCGGTCTCCATCACCAGGCCAACCGGAGGATCTCCGTTAAACACCCACAACATTAGCTCGGTAACGATAAACAGCGCCGGGGCAATCGCCGTGGTAAAAGGGACGGACGGGACTTCCCATTCGGCAACAAGAGGGGAAGCAGGCGGACCGCCCCTGATCCCGGTCGGGTCCATCGAAATCGCACAGGTGAAATTATCCTCGGCGTCAGCGGCTGCAATCACGGCGGCCGAGATTTTCCAGATTGTCGGGTCAAGCTGCGAGAGATGGGACTATCCTATCTGGGAAGAAGATTCGTTCAGCGGAGAAATAACCTTTGTATCGGCACTTCCTGCTGTTCATGAGGGCGCCACGGTAAAGGGCGTGTATGCCGAGGTATATGAGCCGATCTTTACCGATATTGAGCCTGCGTCTGACTTCAAGCCGCCCGAAAATACCCACTCCACAACATCGACGCAGGTCTATGGCGGCACGGTGGGGGCGTCATCTTCGACATTGGGACAGGGCAGTTTTAAAGTGTTCCTGAAGGATGGGGTGTCGGATCCTTTTGTCGGCATGAGAAATGAAATTCTTTTTTTCAAGTTTTTCCCGGACCGCAACAAGACGCCCTATATACTCGCACAGGGCAAACTCGGCATCGCCCGGACATTTCCCGCAGGCGACAACATCCAGGCCGATTGCACTATTTCGGCAACGCAGGAGGCCGTGGACATCTCAGGATAAGAGGATTTGCTATGCCATTCGATACAAAACGATTTCTGAAAACTTCCTTTGAACCCCGTTCCGAGGCCGTCCCCGTACCTGATTTGAAAGACTTTTTCGAAGAGGGCACGGATCCGGTTTGGCTCGTCCGGGGACTGACCGGCCATGAGCTGGGCAAGATCAACGAAGCGGAGGAACGGAACCGCAATCTGATTGCCATCATGGAGGCCCTGGTCTCTTCAAAAGTCGAGGAAAAAGCGGAAGGGATCAAAAAGCTTATCGGGCTTGATGATACGACGCCCTCCGACATTGCCCGGCGTCTGGAGATGCTTGTCCTGGGGAGCGTCGATCCCATGATCGACCTGGAATTATCCGTAAAACTGTGCACCCATTTCCCCGTTGAATTTCTTCAACTGACAAACGCGATTACAAAACTCACCGGCCAGGGTGCGCACGTAAAAAAAAAGCAGAGCAGCTCTGGCATGACGCAGGCGTGAGAAATTCACTGGCTCTTTGCTATGAGAAAAAAATGTTCCTCTACCAGGCGCGTCCCGATCTCATGCCGTACGGATTTCTGAGCGATCTGGAAATGTTTCTCTGGGAGAAATATTACGCAACACTGCACACGAAAACCTGAACCCTGGATGGATTGCGGCAATGGCAGATCTCGAAAAAACGGTTAAAATCATATTCGCCGGTGAAGATTCGGAGTTGTCGAAAACCGTTCTGGGCGTCGCAAAGAAATTCGATGATTTCAGCGCTCCCCTCGAAAAGATCAGCCAGACATTATCGGGTTTTGCCGATAAGGTGATAAAAGTCGATGCCGTCCTCGCCGGGCTGGTTGTCGGAGGCATGGCGCTCGCAATCAACGAATCCGGCAAGTTCGGCGGATCGTTCAGGGAGATATCGACCCTCATCGACGCATCGAGCGCCGATATCGGCAAGTTCCGGGAAGACGTTCTCATCTATGCCCAGAGTTCGGGCAAATCAATCGAAGACATCAACCAGTCCATTTATAAGGCCGTATCCGCAGGCATCAGCTATAAGGATGTTATGGGCGCACTCGCATCCGCCGAAAAGCTCTCTATTGCTGGTCGCAATGACCTGGCCTCGACAACGGTGCTCCTTGCCGGCACCATGAACGCCTATGGCGCGAGCGCAAATCAGGCAGGCCATTATTCCGATGTCTTCATGGAGACGGTGCGGCGCGGCCTTACGACCCTTCCCGATCTGGCGGGATCCCTCGCAAACGTGACTGGTATCGCATCCATGGGGAAAGTGCCCATCGAGACCCTTTCCGCCGCGATCGCCGCCCTCACCGCTACGGGAATCCCTACCGAACAGGCCATCACGGGCATGAAAAACGTCATCGCCAATATTATCAAACCGACCGACGAAGCCGCAAAAATGGCCGCTTCCCTCGGAATACAATTCAATGCAGCCGCCCTGCAGACAAAGGGCCTGGAAGCAGTTCTCTGGGACGCCTGGAGGGCCACGAACGGCAACGCCGAATCCATGAACACACTTTTCGGGAGTATCCGGGGACTGAATGCCGCCACGATCCTCGCCTCTGATTCTTCGGGACGCTTTAAAGAAACGCTGGCCGCCATGCAGAACGTCGCGGGAACGACAGACGAAGCGTACAAGAAGATGGCCGGAGGATTTACCGAGGTCAACCAGAACCTGAAGAATAATATTGCCGTGCTCCTCATCGACATTGGAGACAAGTTAATGCCCGCCTATAAAGAGGCAGGACGCGGCTTATCGAATAT